ACAAGTTAATGTAGCAATCTTCCGCTGAAGGACAATCATGAACTCAAGAATTATTTACCCAACAGACGATGGTGTTGCAATCATTGTTCCAGCACCTGAGTGGCTTGCACAAGAAGGAAACACAATGGAGGTGCTTGCCCAAATGAGAGTGCCTGAAGGCAAACCCTACAAGATTGTGGATGTGGCTGACATTCCATCAGACCGCACATTTCGTAACGCATGGGAGTATTCTGATGCTTGATAGGTTTATGGAAAAAGTATCTCCAGAACCAAATACTGGTTGCTGGCTGTGGGTTGCTCATGTAAGCCAAGGTGGTTATGGGCGTTTTGGTATTGGAAGAACTGCACATGAAGCACATAGAGTGTCTTATAAGCTATTTAATGGTGAGATACATTCTGATTTATGTGTAGATCATATGTGTAAAGTTCGGTCTTGTGTAAACCCTGCACACTTACGCTTGCTGACCCGCAGTGAAAATACACGAGATCAAATTAACGCAAATGCGGAAAAGACGGTATGTAAAGAAGGCCACGATTTAACTTTGCGTGGCAATCGTAGAGTTTGCAAACCATGCCAAGCAAAAGCGGCACAACGGTACAGAGAAAGGTACACAGCGTGATTACCATCAACATTGACAAAGCCAAGACCATTGCCCACGACAAGCGCAGAGAAGCAAGGTCTGCTGAGTTTGCGCCATTGGACATCAAGGCAACCATTCCATCTGAAGCAACAGCGGCAGAAGCGGCAAGGCAAGCTGTGCGTGAGAAATACGCCACCATGCAGATTGCGATTGATGCGGCAACTACCACTGATGAGATTAAGGCGGCAATGCCATGACACCAGTTGAAGCACGCTTAGACACGCATGAACAGGTGTGCGAGTTTCGATACGAGAGCATCAACGCTCGACTCAAGCGCATTGAGCAGATATTGATAGGGTCATGTGCAGCCATCATTGGTATGCTGATGACGCTTGTTCTAAAGCTCTAGGAGCTGTAAATTGATCCGATCAGCATCTGTCTTCTTGCCGCTGGGCTGGTTAAGAACATCCAAGCCGGATGCGAGCTGTACAAGCAAGCCAAGGAGTCCTTTGTTGAGATCAAGGCCACTGCTGATGAAGTCATCGCAATTGGCAAAGAGGTTCATGGCTTTTGGAATCAGCTACTTGCGTTCTTTGGCGGCAAACCAAAGCCAACCGCCAAAGCAAAGCCTCTGGCGAAAAAGAAGCAAGCATATGTCGCAGTTGACGAGACTCAGGTCAAGATTGATATTGTCAGAAACCTGACTGAGTTTTTCAAGCTACAAGAACAACTGGCCGCGCACATCAGGGAGGAAGAAGAGAAAAGCCAAACTGTCTATGACCCTGATCAAAACCTCATGGAAGCTGCCTTAAAGCGTGTGATGGCGCAGCAAGAGATGGACAGGCTGGTGATTCAAATCCGAGAGACTATGGTGTATCAGTCACCGCCAGAGATGGGCGCACTGTACTCCGAAGTCTTCAAGATGCGCGAAGTCATCTCAGAGGAACAGGAAAAAGCTAGACTCAAGGAGGAGGCGAAGAAGAGGCAAGACAGATGGCTACACCGTCAAGAGGAAAGAAACCTGCAAGCCAAGTTGGCGGCAGTGGTGGCGACTTCTATATTCCTCCTCTACCTGTGGCTGTGGCTGTGGTTCGTAAGTCACTGGGGGAAGAGATGATCGGGTGGATCGCGGCCTGCCTGCTCGCTGGGCTGATGCTGCCGCTGTTGGCCATGCTGTACCTCGATGTCTTGGAGACAAAGAACGAGGCCAAGCAGCAGATCGAAAAGGTGGAAGCATTGCGTAAAAAGATCGAGCAAAAGGAAAGGGACAAAGATGAGTAAGCAACTGGAAAAAGATTCTGAATTCAACAAGTTTGATACTGACCATGATGGCGTTGTGACTGACAGCGAACTAGCACGGTCCGAGCGCATGATCACCATTGAGAACATGGACAAGATGGCAGACCAGCAACGCATCATGGCGTGGGCTGCCTTGGTTTTTCCTCCCGTCATCATTGCGTACATGGCTTCCGAGCTAGTGACGCTGGAGAAGGTTAATGCGCTGAACGGTTTGGCCACCACCTACTGCGCCGCCATGGGAACGATTGTGGTGGCATTCATGGCGGCACAGGCGTATGTCAGGGGCAAGGCTGAGTCATGACGATATTTAACCCTTGGGTGATTCTTGGCTTTGTGCTGGCCATGGGTACTGCTTTCAGCGGTGGATACTACAAGGGTAAAGATTCAGAATATCAGCGCCAACAACTTGAGATTGCCGCGCTCAACGCCAAGGCGCGTGAGACTGAGCAAGCGATGGCAAAGGTAGCGCAGACATACGGTGACACATTACGAAAGGCGAACAATGTTGCAAAGGCTAAAGAAAATCAGTTGCGTGCTGATCTCAACTCTGGTGCTCTCAAGCTGCGGCTTCCTGTCAAAGCGCCCACCTGCCCAAGCGTTCCAGTGCCCGAAACCGCCACCGTTGCCAGCGGAAGTGACAGCGGAGAAGCAAGAGCCGAATCTGGTGGATCGGTTGATGTCGCTGCCGATCTTCTCCAGATCGCCGCCGATGGAGATGCCGCCATCAGGAAACTGAATACCTGTCTTGAAGCCTACGAAACCATAAGGAACACCAAATGAACTTGACCGCCAACTTCTCTCTGCATGAACTCAGCAAATCCGAAACCGCATTGCGGATGGGCTTTGACAATACGCCCGATGATGAGGCCACCGAGAATCTGCGACTGCTGTGCGAGAAGGTGTTGCAGCCAGTGCGTGACCATTACGGCAAAGGCGTGAAGGTGAATTCGGCTTACCGTTCACCGGAGTCAAATGCGGCGGTTGGCGGCTCTAAGACCTCTGACCATTGCAAGGGTATGGCGGCTGATATTGAGATACCTGGCGTGGCCAATGCTGACCTTGCACAGTGGATCATGGACAACCTTGAGTACACGCAGTTGATCTTGGAGTTTTACACGCCAGGTATTCCCGACAGCGGGTGGGTTCATGTGTCCTATGACCCGAACAACCTGAAAAAGCAAGAGTTGACCGCCACCAAGGTTGCTGGTAAGACTACCTACTTGAACGGCTTGGTGGCATAAACCATGGCACTCAACCTTGATCAGCAGATAACGCCACCAACACCGCCAAACCTTGGCGCGGCTGATGTTGCCTACGATCAGGGTTTCTTCACGCAATCCTTTGGCGGCTTGAATACCTACTTTGCCAAGCTCACAGCGTTGTTCTCAGCGTTGTTTGGCAGGCGTGGTGGCAAGTGGATCAACAATCCCTATGGCGCGTTTCAGGACTCCACAGACCAGACTGCGGCCAACACCACCACAGCCTACGCCGTCACCTTTGACACCACAGACTTCAGTAATGGCGTTACCTTGTCCAATTCATCAAGGCTCAATGTGGCGCAGTCTGGCATCTACAACCTGCAATTCAGCATCCAATTCAAGAACACCACCAATGATGGTCAAGATGTGGATGTGTGGTTTCGCAAGAACGGCACAAACATCGACAATTCAAACAGCAGGTTTCATGCTGTGGCAAGAAAATCTTCTGGCGACCCATCGCACCTAATTGCCTCTCTCAACTTCTTTGTCAGTTTGGTGGCAAATGACTATGTAGAAATCATGTGGCGGCCAACAGATGTTGGTGTCAGTCTTGAGCACTTTGCCGCCAGCAGTACCCCAACCAGACCAGCCGTACCGTCAGCCATTGCCACTGTCACATTTGTGTCCAATTTGTCAACAGAAACCGCATAATTCAGCCATGGCACTCATTCCTCTCAAAATCCCTGCTGGCGTGTATCGCAACGGTACTGAGTATCAGTCTGCCGGACGCTGGTATGACGCAAATCTTGTGCGTTGGTACGAAAACACGCTTAGACCTATTGGCGGCTGGCGCAAGAAGTCAAACACCGCACTGACAGGCAAGTGCCGTGGCATATTGACTTGGAAGACAAACTCCGGTGCGCGGTACATTGCTGCCGGTACGCAGTCCAAGCTCTACGCCATGGACGAAAACAATGTGATCAAAGAGATCACGCCAACAGGTATTGCCTCTGGACGCGCTGATGCCGTCAGTGGCACAGGCTATGGGTATAACACCTATGGCTCATTTGCTTATGGCGTGGCGCGTCCTGACGCTGGCGCAGTAGCGCCTGCCACCACATGGAGTCTGGACACTTGGGGCGAGTATCTGGTGGCTTGTTCCGATACTGATGGCAAGCTCTACGAGTGGCAATTGGGATTCACAACGCCAACCTTGGCGGTGGCCATCACCAACGCGCCAACTGGTTGCGCTGCCTTGCTGTCTACTGCCGAGCGATTCCTGTTTGCTTTGGGTGCGTCCAGCAATCCGCGTCTGGTGAAGTGGTCAGACCAAGAGGACAACACTGTTTGGACGGCCTCTGCCACCAATCAGGCCGGTGACTTTGAACTGAACACGGTTGGCTCACTGAAGTGCGGAAAGCGCGTCAGAGGCATCAATCTGCTGTTTACTGATGTTGATGTCCACACTGCGACTTATGTCGGTCTGCCCTATGTGTATCAGTTTGAGCGTGCTGGTTCAGGCTGTGGCGTGATATCGAGTCAGTCTGTGGCGGCCATCGACTCTGCCGCCATGTGGATGAGCAGATCAGGATTCTGGATATTTGACGGTTATGTCAAGCCATTGCCTTGCGATGTCTCTGACTATGTGTTCAGCAACATGAACTACAACCAAGCGTCCAAGGTATACGCTGTGCATAACAGCAAGTACGGTGAGGTCTGGTGGTTCTACCCATCAAACTCAAGCAATGAAGTTGACTCTTATGTCATCTACAACTACCGCGAAGGCCATTGGAATATTGGCACGATGGGGCGCACTGCTGGCGTAGATCGAGGCGTTTACCTCTACCCCATCATGGTTGACGCATCAGGCTACATCTACGAGCATGAGGTTGGCTTTGGCTATGACGGTGGCTCTGTCTATGCCGAGTCTGGACCGTACGAGATTGGTGTGGGAGAGAACATCATGTCGGTGCGTCAAGTGATACCAGACGAGATGGCGCTTGGCGAGGTGCAGATCAGCTTCAAGTCTCGGATGTATCCGACATCAGTGGAAACGACACACGGGCCGTATTCAGCGTCACAGCCCACAGATGCGCGGTTCTCTGGCCGTCAGGTCAAGATTCGCTACACAGGCGCTGTGCTGGAAGATTGGCGCGTTGGCGTGACCCGAGTTGACGCTGTTGCGTCAGGTAAGCGTTGATTGATTGGGAAGAGTTTGAGAGACTGCGCCATCATGTGGCTGCGGCACTAGAATACTCTGGAGGCAGTCACAGTGTTGAGGATATTGCTGAAGGCATTGGAAAAGGGCATTTCCAGCTCTGGCCAGGTCTTGATTCAGTAATAGTGACAGAGATCATTGTCTACCCGCAGTTAAAGGATTTGCACTTCTTCCTTGCTGGCGGCGACCTAGATGAACTCCGATTGATGCAACCTATCATCGAATCGTGGGGGAAGAGTGAAGGTTGCAGCCGAGTGTCTCTCGCTGGCCGTAAGGGTTGGGAGAGAACATTTTTAAGAGACAGGGGATACGAGCCAAAGTGGTTCGTAATGTGCAAAGACTTGTGAGGTGACTTATGTCCAAAGGTGGAAAACCACAAACATCAACGCAAACCACAGCAACAGGTATTGATCCTGCGGTGCGTGCGGCTTATTTATCGAATCTTGATTTAGCTCGATCAACCGCTGGCGGTCTTGGTGTTCAGCAATTCGCTGGATTCGATCCACGCTACGAGGCTGGTGAAGCGGCTTTATACGAAGCCAGCATGAAACCCTTTGGCGCTGAAGATATTGCGGCGTTTCAGAATCCATACGAAGAGCAAGTCGTTCAACAGTCACTGCAAGACATTGAGCGTTCCCGCCAGATGCAGGCTTTGCAAGATGCAAACAGAGCAACTGCCGCCAAAGCCTTTGGTGGCTCACGCTATGGGGTGCAGTCTGCACTGACCAATGAAGCGGCACTGCAAGAGGCCGCACGCACCGCTGGACAGTTGCGATCTGCTGGCTTTGGCCAAGCAGCACGACTGGCTCAAGAAGCGCGTGAGATGAATATGCGCGGCTTTCAAAACGCCATGAATCTTGGATTGACTCGCCAACAGTACGCACAATTGAAACTTGATGCAGAGCGCAATCTGCCATTGCAGCGTTTAGCACTTCAGCAGGCTGCAATGAGCGCACAACCTGCAAATCTTGGATCAACAAGCACTGGCACATCAAGTCAGCCAACAAGTCGCAATGTTGCGTCAGGCGCATTGGGTGGCGCATTGGCTGGTGCACAGCTTGGATCAATCTTCCCTGGCGTTGGCAATGTGGTTGGCGCAATTGGCGGCGGTCTGCTTGGAGGCTTATTCGGATGAACTACTTAACGAACTTATTTGGCGGTGGCAATGCCGCTGGCGGTATGCGTATGCCGCAAATGGGTACTGGCATGGACTTGTATGGCGGCAAGCCAAGCATGAATCTTGGTATGACTATGCCAAGAAATACATATGCTGATTCAGCAACCGGCACAGGCATGATGCCACCATCATCGTTTGGTCAGATGCCTACTAGCGGCATGAATATGCAAACTGCACTTGGCGCAATGCAAGCCTTGGGTGGGCTTATGGGCAAACCAGAGCAACAAGCGCCAATGCCGCAAATGGAAATGCCGCAATTGCCCATGGGCAGCAATCAGAACTATGAAGAACTGCTGAAGATGTACGGTGTACGCAGTGGCGGCTTACTTGGATGAGGTGAAAAATGGATGAGACAAATAAATCAAGTTTTGATTTTTCAAATCTTGGCGGCTTACTGTTTGGTGGAAATGATTCAGGTTTGGGTGACTACCTATCGGAAACCCAGAAAAAAACTATGCAGAATCAGGCACTGATGAGTGCGGCCATGTCGCTGCTGAAGAACAGTGGCTACACCACACAACCTATTTCTTTTGGCCAAGCACTCGGCAGCGCGTATGAGGCTGGCACTGCTGGCTACCAAGGCGCACAGAAGAATGCCATTGAGCAGATGCTGACTAAGCAGAAGCTCGATGAGGCAAAGAGAGCGCAGTCGGCTTTAGATGCATATCAAAGTTTCATTACAGGTCAGCCAGTAGAGGGTCAAGCAATTACGCCACAGCAAGCTATTTCAGCGCCTGGCATGGCAGTAGGCCCAACCGTTGAGCGTGCTAATTTAATTGGTCAGCCAATGTCTGGCGCAACAATGCCTAGTGCTGGAGCTGCTTTGTCTCCGCAAATGCAAAAGCTATTGTCTTTCTTGCCTCCAGAGAAAGGCATTCCTGAAGCAATTAAGCTGATGCAGCCACAGAAAACAACTGGTCAGCCATTTAAAGCCGCTGATGGAAAATTCTATGTAATGACAGAAACAGGTGGAGTTGTTCCAGCACCAGTTGCACCACAAGTTAAGCCAACAGGACAACCACAAGAAGCAATGGTTGCAGGCAAACCGGCATTTGTTCAATACTATGAAGATGGAACTTATAAAGTTGTATCTGATGTAGCGCCAAAAACAAAAGCAACTGGTCAACCATTTAAAGGTGCTGATGGAAAATTCTATATTCAAACAGAAACAGGTGGAGTAATTGAAGCGCCTATTGCGCCTGCTGATTTGGCGGCTGAAGAGTTTGGCGCGCCTGTTACTGAAATGGTGGGCGGTCAACCACAAAGGGTTCAATACAACAAGTATGGACAAAGAAGAGTTGTTCCAGATGCGATGCCTTATGAAAAACCAGAGGCTGAGCCTGAAAGCATTCGAATGCTTAAAGCATTTAATCTTCCTTTGACTATTGAAAATTTGCGTTTGTTGGATAAACCTGAAGCTGATCCAGAAAAAATTAAGTATCTGAAGGCATTGAATATGCCGATCACGCTTGAGAATTTGCGTCAGTTGGACAAGCCGGAGGCTTTGCCAAATGAGATTCAAATATTGAAATTAACTAATAAGCCAGTCACCTTTGAGAATGTTCAGGCATTGCGTAGATCAGGTGCAACTACGGTGAATGTTAATGAAGGCCAAAAGGGATTTGAAAACGAGTTGTCGTTAAGCAAAGCATTTAAAGCAGAGCCTATCTACAAAGACTACAACGACATGAAGACCGCGTATGGTCAGGTGATTACAGCACTTGATCAAGGCACACCAATTGGTGATGTGGCTGGCGCAACCAAGGTTATGAAGTTGCTTGATCCTGGCTCTGTTGTTCGTGAGACTGAACTCGCCATTGCTATGCAGGCATCTGGAAGATTAGATCGACTGCAAAACTATTTCAGTCTGTGGGCATCTGGACAAAAACTCACACCTACACAACGCGATGACTTCAAGCAATTGTCAGCAGAGCTTTATGCTGCGGCAGGTCAGGCTTACAACCAAAAGCGTGATGAGTACATGGGTTTTGGAAAATCGTATGGCTTTAAAAATCTTAATACTGCTTTAGGTGGACAAGCCACTTTGCCATCAATTGTCAGAAAGCCACCGGCTGGTGCAGCAAAACAAAAGGTAGGCAGACTTGTAACAGACCCGAAAACTGGTGTCGTGCGGTATGTAGAGGAATAATCAATCATGGCTGACAAAATTGTTGAAGTACCAAATATTGGACCTGTTGCTTTTCCAAGCACCATGTCTGATGAGCAAATCATTCAGGCGATTCAGAATTTGTCAGCACCTGCGGCAATGATGGACACGCAAGCCGATGACTCTTTCTTTGGTATGTCACTGCCAAAGACTAGCGAGTTGACACGCCAAGCCGGTCTATCAGTGCGTCCCATGGCGCAGTCTGTATTAACGGCTGGCGGTATGCTGCCTCTGGTGGTTGACCCTGCCGTCAACTTGTACAACCTTGCCACTGGATCAACACTGCCAACAATGACGCAGGCAGTGCCAAGAACGCTATCAGCAATGGGTTTTCCAGAGCCACAGACAGCGCAAGAGCGTGTCGTGCAAGACATCAGCACTGCTGGCTATGGTGTTGGCGGTGCAGCCAATCTTGCAAGAGAAGCACTGCCTGCCGCCACAACAATGACGGCGCAAGAATTCCTGAAGATGTTGGCAACCAATCCACGCGCACAGGCTGCGGCGGCCACTGCATCATCAGCGGCAGCCGGTTCACTGCGCGAGGGTGGTGCGCCACCCTCTCTGCAAATGGGCGGTGCGATGTTGGCTGGCATGACTGCGCCTGGCGGCCCAACTCTATCCACCACACAACGCGCTTTGGCAGCTCCTGTGTCAATGGTGCAACCATTCACGCAAGCCGGTAGAGAAACCATTGTCGGTGGCTTGCTGAATCGTTTGGCGACAGACCCAACGCGAGCACAGTTGAACTTGAGCAGAGCCGAGCCACTTGTGCCAGGCGTGCAACCCACCACAGCCGCCACAGCGTTTGATCCTGGCTTGGCCTCGGCAGAGACTGCCATCAGAGCCTTGGATCAAACTGGCGCATTCCCAAGCCGTTTATCAGCCAATCAGCAGGCTTTGCTTGATGCGTTTCGCAAGCTCTCCGGCAAGCCTGGCTCGGTGGCTGCGGCAGAGAAAAAGCGCACTGAAGTGACACAGCCAAAGCGTGAGGAGGCATTTGCTGCCGTCACAGTTGATCCTGTGACATTCCAAACAGGTGTCACTCTGGTGGTCAACAAGGCCATTGACAATGTCATGGCAAGCCCTGTTGGCGTGCGTCAGGATGTTGAAACCGCCATGAAGTGGGCGACTGAGCGCGTAGCAAAGGGAAAAACGCCAATGTCTTTGTATGAGGTTCGCAAGGACTTGGCTGACGCAGTTCAAGGTAAATACAACCAAGAAAACCCAAGCCTGCGCCTTGCAAAAGGTCAATTGAAGGACATAATTAAGGCTGTTGATGATGTGATTGACGCGGCAGCGCCTGGCTTCAGAGCCTACATGGACAAGTATTCTAAGATGTCCGGCCCTATTGACCAGATGAAGATGCTGCAAGAGATTGAGCGCAGAGTCACCACCGGCCAGCCAAACCTAATGACAGGTGAGCCGGTGCTGGCCGCTGGTAGTTTGCGCCGTCAACTGTCAAACAAGGCAGATGAACTTGATCTCAAGCTGTCTATCCCAGCACAGACGCGCTTAGACAACATCATTGACGAGATCAACCGCGGCATGGCTGCGACTGCGCCAGGCGTAAGAGCGCCAGGCTCTGACACATTCAAGAACATGAGCATGGGCAACCTGATCGGGCGAGTGTTCAGCGAGTCCATGGCCACCAACACCACACTGCGAACAATGACTCGGCCTTTGGACTTCTTGTACAAGCTGCCTGATGAGCAAATTCAGCAGTTGCTGGTGCAGGCAATGCTTGACCCTAAGATAGCCGCCATGATGATGGCAAAGGCGAACATCACCAAAGTCGAGCCGCTGGCAAAGTCACTGCGCGAGAAAGCAATTCAACTCGGATATGGCACTACCATTGGTGCAACGCAAGGACAATAAATGGCAACCAATTACTACCAAGACCCACTAGGCGTACCGGACTACTCGGCTGAAGGAATGCCGAGTCTGTTTTCTCTGAGCAATCTGGAGTCACTTGGGCGCGGATCAGTGGCCGGTTTGCTTGATCTGCCTTACATGATTGAAGGGATGCTCAGAGGTGATGTAGACCCGCGTATGCCGCAGAGAAGGCGTGTTGTCCCATCATCTGAGCAGGTGCTGGCAACGACACCGCGCATGACGCAACCCACGCCACAGGCTGGCTTGCTGGAGACTGCTGGTGCATTCATGTCACCGGCGCCAGTGGCTGCTGTTAAGCCTGTTGCACAGGCTGTTGGTAAAGCAGGCAAAGCTGGTTTGCGTATGGCGGGTGAAGAGATCAATGCCGCCATGATGGGTGAGCGTGGTGGACTGCTTGGTGCGATGACACCGCAGCCGAAATTCATGTTGCAAGGCAATAATGTTTTTGATCCTAGATTTGACGCTAGGAAACTAGAGCAAGAGCGACTTAGAAATTTGCAAACAACTGTTGTTCCGATCTACGACTACTCCATACCAAAAATTAATCTTGCGGATTATCAGGACTACCCATTCATCACCAGTATGTCGGACCGCACTAGAACTGGCTTATTGACTGATATTGATGGCGTATCTTTGAATCGTCCTGTGTACTTACAAGGTGGCCAACCTTATATGTACGAAAACCCTGGTCAGGTTTGGGCATCAGGCACAAAGCCAGCCAGTGACATTTACAAAATGGCTGGCATTCTAAAACAGACAACAGGAAAAGACCCTTTGTACATACCATGGGTGATGTCTCCATCAGGCAGTGACTTTGCCAATATGACTGGTGAAACAATGCTTTCCTACGCGCAAACTGTTATGGGCAAGGACACCAAAAAAGCGCTTGATCGTCAAATAAAAAATAGGTTTATTCCTGATTGGAAAGGCTTGGACGATCCAGCAAGCATTGATCAATTTAGAAATTTATCAGACCGAAAACGCAAGTCCATGAAAAAGACTTTGCTTGACAAAGAATTCAGAAATGAAGGTGGCTTGAGTATCGGTGAGGCTAGACTTGCAATTGCAGACCCTAATCAATTGAATTTGCCAGATGCAAGTATTTTGAATGTCGGTCAAGTATTTCCAGACCAGCCATTGATCATGCAATCAGGTCATAGTGCATACCCATTAGGCGTGCCTGGTCAGGGTTTAGGCGCAGTGCCAGAAAGTAGAAATATTTTTGATTTGCTTGTAATGCATCGACTAAACCGTGGAATTATTGATCCATCAAGCCCCAGCAGAAAAGATATTCGCACTTTAGAAATGAAGCCCTACGCTGGTTTACTTGATGAATCTCTACTCAAGTCTTTAGGGTATTGAACAAATATTCTGACTTGAACTTACTTGCAAGTTTTTGACTATATCGAGTTGTCAAAAAATCTTGGACCGACTCTGGCGTGACTTCTTTGATCTTTGATCCAATGCAATAAAACTCATGCGCTGTTAACGCTTCAAGAATATCTTTTGGCATCTTCACTTCAACATTTACATATGGTGACAACATCATCATCTCTCTCCAAACAGTGCAGCCACCAGCGGATCGCGCCTCGGCTTTAACCTCTTACCTCTTTCCCTTGCCAAGCGGAAAGCCTTATCGTCAAGTGACTCGCGCTCTCTGAATCTTCGCAAACGCTCCATGGGTGTCAGCGGTGGCGGTTTGACGGCATCAGTGCCAATCCCATAGCGGTACACCGCCACCAGCACTCTGCCCGATCTGCGCCACTCTTGTATGTGGACCGTGCCAGCGAGTCGCAGACGGTTGATCATCTGCTGCGCTGACCTCTCGGTGCAGTACACCTTGGCCGCCAGCTCTGGCGCTGTGCAGGCTGTGCGCTGAAGCAGATCAATTACCTTGGGCAGTCTTGCGGATTTCATTTCTCTTTACTGCACTCTCAATCAAAAACTTTCGCAGCCACAGGCCGCCACCCAGTTTGCGCCATTCTTTGAATTGCTCCTGCGTCAACCGCGCCCCTATGATTTTGGGGTTGGTGGTCAACTCTGTCTTTTGTCTAGGCATTCACTTATCCTCGGTCTGGTCCAGCAGAAATTTGATGACGCAAAAGATCACCAGTAGCGTGATTGTGATGGAGAGCACCGCCACAAGCAAGAAGTTAATTATGGTTTCCATACGCGCAGCACCTTGGATTTGTGGATGGGTTCGTCAACCGCTGGCGCATTGCCAAACTTGGCGGTCCAACCGTATCTGCGCCAAATTGCCTGCACATCAGCACCGCGAGTCGGCGTGAATGCAGCGTCAAACACATGAATGGTTGGCCATGTGATTTTTGTACCGTGTGGGGGTGTCCAGTTAAGCTTTCTCATTTTTGTGTGGCCAGCAATTCCATCTCGACATCTTTCACGCGGTCACGCAAGATGCTGACTTCGTGTTCCAGCTCGGTGATCTTGCGCTGCATACGCTCTCTTGTCATGTTCTCCGCGTGCGCCCATCCGATCATCGTGCCCTCGGTGATGGCCATGCGTGCGAGCTTGGCGTATTCATCGCGGGTGAGAAATCCACCACCCACTTCCATGGGTGGCGTGAACTTATTGACAGCGCGGTCAATTTCCATTTGCATGGTCTGTGACATTGTTTTCTCCTTTGGGTTGTGTGTTCCAGGCTTGCACTAGCAAGCTCGCGTTGTAGGGGATGCGTGTCACGGTAGACAAGAATAAGCCCTTACCGCGCTGTTTGCGCCCCCAAGCATCCATGGCATTGGTGTTCTTCAATTCGTTGCGCTTGACGGCGGCATAGACCGCGTTGGGCTTGAATCCTGCCTCCACCAACTCGGACATGGTCCGAGGTTCTTGGCAGTAGTCTTGCAGCTCGGTCACGCCGACCACCATGCGACAAGCAGTGCGGCCAAGCCTACGCCGATGGCGAGGCACAGCAAGTAGTCAAAGGCAGCCTCAGCGCGTTTGCCGAGTTTGCGGTGGTTCTCCACCGTCATGGCGTGTTGTGTGTGGTTCATTGTGTTGTCTCCAAGGTTTCATTGGGATATATTTTTTGTTGGCGGGTATCCATCCACGCATCAATGTCAGTGCGTCTCC